GGTGCATCAATGCAGCAGCTGCTGTATATCCATGCGACAGACTTTTTATGTTGGATCCAGCATCAAGATTCTTAGATAGCGATGATGCGGGGCTGCAAACTGAAGTCATGCGAGAAAACCTTCCTAAATGGAAGATGCCTATTTATACATGTGTACTAGATGAAAGAGTTCCAAGTGCTGTGGTTTTTCCTTTAGAAGAAGTGTGTAATGCCAGCGGCTGTGCTTATATGAATACAACCGTTGCATTTACCATTGCTTTTGCTTATTGGTGTAAAGTTGGAAAAATAGATCTATTTGGAATTGATTTTTCTTACCAGGGCAATATGCATTCAGCAGAAGCTGGCCGTGCATGTGTAGAGTTTTGGTTATCTAAATGCATAGAAAACGGAATCGAAGTCGGTGCAAGCCAAAGATCTTCTCTCCTGGATTCAAATGTTAGGCCTTATGAAAGACTTTATGGATTTCACAGACTGCCTGATCCCATGGTTGCAATACCTAGTGAGGGAAAATGGATTATTTCTGAATATTCAAAAATGAACCAGGCAATAAAAGAAAACAAGGTTAAGGCTAGAATGGAGCCGATTAAACCACCTGAGCCATACAAAGGATGAGATTAACAGAAGAAACACTTTTTAACCTCGGTAATATCGAGGTTCACACCACCAACAACAAAGGACACGATCCTGAGTTTTGGGCTGAACAAGCTACCAATAGAATTTGTGGTATCTCAGAAGATGCACCTGATCACATAAGACAGCAAGCCGAGGCATTCCGAAATAAAATATATGGTATTATATTGGCTAATATGAATAGTGCTATCCGTTCTAATAGAGTGACTATGTCAAACAAACTTAGAAGCCAAGGTCATGAACAGTTAGCTAAAATTATGAAGGAGTTATAAATGGCGATAACAAGTGCAATTTGTACAAGTTTTAAAGTGGAACTTTTAAAAGGGGTTCACGATTTTACTGCTAGCACAGGCGATACTTTTAATTTGGCACTTTATGCGGGTGCAACTGCATCTTTGGGTGCTACTACAACTGCATACACCACAACTGGAGAAGTTTCAGGTACTGGTTATGTTGCTAAAGGCCAGGACTTAACAAATGTAACACCAGTAGCTACAGGCACAACCGCTGTGGTTGATTTTGCAGATGAAACTTTTGCTACAGCTACTATTACTGCAAGTGGATGTTTAATATTTAACGACACGGAAGCTGGTGATCCAGCCGTTGCAGCAATTAGTTTTGGCGGTGCAAAAACATCTACTGCTGGAGACTTTACAATTGTTTTTCCAAGCCCAACGGCCACAGGTGCAATTATAAGACTTGCTTAATACATAAATCATAGAAACCAAGAGTATTACAGCAATGTGATAAACTTGGTTCTATTTAAACGGAAATTTATGTATGCCTTTAGCAAGTTTTAAATTCAAAGCAGGAATTAATAAGGAAAACACTGACTACTCTGAAGAGGGTGGTTGGGTTAATGCTAACTTTATTAGATTTCGTAAAGGCGTAGCTGAAAAAATAGGCGGATGGATTAAATATGTTCAATCCGCTTTTCTTGGCATAGGCAGAGCCATACATTCATGGATTGCACTGGATGGAACAAAATATGCGGGCCTAGGCACAACTTTAAAATATTACATTGAAGCTGGTGCAGTTCTCAATGATGTAACTCCAATAAGAAGCACAACCGCAGCTGGAGATGTTACTTTTTCAGCAACCGATGGATCTTCAACCATTACGGTTTCAGATACAGCAAACGGATCACTATTAAACGATTTTGTCACCTTCTCAGGTGCCGTGTCGTTAGGCGGCTTAATTACAGCCGATGTTTTAAACCAAGAATATCAAATAGAAAGTATTGTTGATGCAGACTCTTATACTATTACAGCTAAAGACACTTCAGGTATTACAGTTACTGCAAATGCATCCGACACTGGTAATGGCGGTTCGAGTGTTGTGGGCGAGTATCAAATCAATGTTGGCCTAGACAATTATGTTCAATCCACAGGTTGGGGTGTAAATACATTTGGTGCAGGTGCTTGGGGATCATCTTCTCCACTATCAGCAAACAACCAATTAAGACTTTGGACACACGATAACTTCGGTGAAGATTTGGTTATTAATCCAAGAGGCGGAGGCATTTATTATTGGGATGAATCTAATGGCTTGGCTACCAGGGCAGAAGAATTACAGGGATTAAGTGGGGCCAGTCTTGCACCAACACTTGGATTGCAGGTTATAACCTCAGAAACAGACAGACATTTAATTGTCTTGGGTGCTGATCCTATTGATGGTGCAGGCACAGCTAGAACAGGAGTTATAGATCCTCTTTTGGTTGCATTTAGTGATCAGGAAAATGCTTTAGACTTTGAGCCATTAGCCACAAACACTGCTGGTTCTGTTCAGTTATCAAGCGGATCATTCATAATTGGTGGACTTAAATCCAGGCAAGAAATTTTAATATGGACAGATACATCTCTATACTCCATGCAATTTATAGGCCCGCCACTTACTTTTGCGGTAAATTTAATTAATGAAGGTGTTGGTTTGTTAGCACCAAAAGCAGCAGGAAATACACCAGCAGGTGTTATTTTTATGAGCAAACAAGGATTCCATATTTACAATGGTGCAGTCCAAAAGCTCCCATGTTCTGTTAAAGATTATGTTTATTCTGATCTCGACATGTCACAGTCGTTTAAATGTTTTGCCGCAGTCAATCAAGAATTTGGCGAAATATGGTTCTTTTATCCAAGCATGGAAGATGGCACTGGTGAAATATCAAGATACGTTTTATATAACTATGAAGAAAATGTTTGGTCTATTGGATCTCTTGTACGACACGCTTGGAAAGAAAGCGGAGTAGAAAATAAACCGTTAGCAACAGGCGGAAGTGATTCTAGTTATTATATGTATTCACATGAAGAAGGCTCAAACGATGATACCAACCCCATGACAAATGTGTTTATCGAATCAGCCGATTTAGATATTGGTGATGGAGAAAACTTTGCTTTTGTTAAAAAAGTTTTACCTGATGTTAAGTTTTTAACAGAAACTGACACCAATACTCCTGCTATTAATTTTGTATTAAAGCGTAGAGATTTTTCAAATCAATCTCTTACAACAGACTCAACCACACAAATTACTGCAGCAAGTACCGAAGGATTTTTAAGAAGTCGTGGCCGTCAATTTGTGCTGCGATTTGAGTCAGACGATGACAATGTTTCACCAGCAAACAATAAAGATTTCAAATGGAGGTTGGGATCAACAAGGCTTGATGTACAGGCTTCGGGTAGAAGGTAGTGGCTAAACTTTTACCCACTCGTTTACCCCTGGCTGCTCAAGAGGTAACACCCGATCTTTTTAACCGATTGGTTCGTATTTTAGAACTTAACTTGGGGCCAATAGATCCTGATGCTGTACCTCTTTTTAATGAGACACAAAAGTCGCAACTCCAATTTCAAACTGGTGCTATAATATTTAACACCACATTGGGTATTCATCAGGCTTATGATGGTACGCAATGGCGAGATCTATATGGTCTCCAGGTATATTTAACTGGTCTTGAAGTAACTTCAGGCCTTGGAGCAGTAACAGTTAGTACACCATAATGGCAATGAGTAGAGCAAAAGAATTAGCAACAACTTTAAAAAGAGCAGGATCTATGACAGCACCAAGAATTTCTGATGTAGACATTTCTATGTTAGAAGGTGCACCCACACTGAGTATGGGCATTTCAAGGTCTTTGCAAGCGAGCCCAACCATGCCTGAAAGATTAAAACAACAGTTGCCAACTAATGAAATAATTCAAGCACCTATGCCTGACATGACAGGGCAATTAAGCGATGAAGAAAGAATGATGCTTATGCAAAGGATTCAAGAAATGCAAGGTCAGCCCGTCATGATGCAAGAAGGCGGAGATCCTATGATGGAAATGATGGGTGATCCTATGATGGAAATGATGGGTGATATTCCTTTAGATGCTGAAGAGCAACAAACATTACAACAATTAATTCAAACAGGAGAGCAAAAACAAGAAGCTCCTTTGTTCGAACAAGCACAAATGTTGGCCGCA